AAGACTGCTGCTGTTCTACAAGCGGCTGGTCAGGTGCAAGTAGGTGTAAAGTCTGCTGAGGCTTTGAACATCTTAACTTCTGACGTATTTTTCCAAGCCGATGGCTGTGGGTACAATGCTTCAGGAAACACAACTTTCTCTCAGCGTGACATCACAGTTGGAAAGATTAAGGTTGAAGAAACTCTTTGCCCTAAGACTCTTGAGGCGAAGTGGATGCAGACTCAAATCGCTCCAGGTTCTCCTGAGGCTGTTCCATTTGAAGAGCAAATCGGTAATGAGAAAGCATCTCGTATCGCTAAGTTGTTAGAAGTATCAATGTGGCAAGGTGACACTGCAACGTCTAACACTAACCCAAACACAAACCGTTTTGACGGATTCAACAAGATCATCGATGCGGCTTCTGCTTCTACTATCGCAGGAAACACTTCAAGTGCAACAGCAATCACTACTTCAAACGTTGAAGGTTTGATTGATGACATTTACAACGCTTTACCTGCTGACGTAGCTGACGCTGATGACTTAGTTATCTTCGCTGGTATCGACACATTCAAAAAGTACACAACTGCACTTCGTGACTCTAACCTTTTCCACTACGCAGTAGAAATGGAAGGAATGGAAATCATGATTCCAGGTACTAACGTAAAGTTAATCGGTGTAGGTGGACTAAGCGGAACAAACAGAATGTTTGCTGCTCGTTTGTCAAACTTCTTTGTAGGTACTGACCTTGCAAACGAAGAAGAGGAGTACAGATTCTGGTATTCTCAAGATAACGATGAGGTAAGATTCCGTGCAACCATGAAGTATGGTGTACAGATCGCTTTCCCTGATCAATTAGTTCAATTCACTTTAGCTTAAAGGAGGTAACCAATGGCTTGTAATCTAACACAAGGATTTACACTTGACTGCAAGGATGCCGTTGGTGGAATCAAGAGCATTCATTTAATCGACTGGGCTTCTACTGGTTTCACCGTTAGCGGTGGAGAGGTAACAGCTACAACAGTTGCTTCAGGGGATGTTTACACCTATGAGCTTCCGAAGGGCGTGGGTAGCATGACTACCACTACAAACGTATCACAAGAGAACGGAACAGTATTCAATCAATCTGATATCGTGGCTCGTTTGCGTAAGTTGTCAACAACAAAGCGTAATGAGTTAAAGCTCCTTGCTCAGAATCGTGTATTCTGCATAGTTAAGGACAACAATGATAACTATTGGTTGGCTGGTAACGAGTACGGATGCGACATCACTGCAATGACTTCTGAGTCAGGAACTGCAATGGGCGATGTTCAAGGCTACAATTTCACTTTAAGTGCGATTGAGGCAGAATCTCCATACTTAGTTCAAGCTGCTGTTGCTACTGATTTAGGAATCTAATTTCTTGTTTTCATAGTTTCTAAATGGGGGAGGGCTTCGGCTCTCCTCTTTTTTTTACGCCAAAATGCGGAAAATCTTAATTATATATAGATGATCACGATTACAAAGCAAGATACGGTGACCTGGTACTTGACTCTAACTGAGAAAACGACCATCAGCAACCCTACTTATTTGTTCTCTATGAAGTCACGCCAAACCGACACGATAAAGAACTTTATCTTAGCGGATACATCAGCCTACACCGGTAGGTTTAATTCGTTTGAGATAACTGAAGGAGATACAGATGCAACCACTTTTGATGTGGGTGAGCATTTATATACGGTATATGCCCAAGAAGACCCAACAAATACAAATCCAAACAATGCGGATGAGGTAGTTGAAACGGGAATAATGAAGGTAATACCATTGAGAAACGACGAACTATTCTACGAAATTGCCTAAGAAAATATATACAACACAGCGACCAATAGGAAAGGAGCATGACGTTGACCTTAACAAATCTCTGTACACTACTCAGAGAGATACAGGCTTTGAGCGTAATGTTGACCTAACTAAAGAAATCTACGATGTTGATGCTTTGACGGCTTTCTTTCTGCTTACTGAAAGCGGTGATTTTTTAACTTTAGAACAAGGAGGGAGGATAGTAAACTACTATGGCTAACCAAAAGATTTCACAGCTCGACCCAATCGGAACTATTGACCCTTTACAGGATAGTTTTGTTGTGGTTGACTATTCCGAGAATTTAACTAAAAGAACCAACTTAGAAAACATTGGACAGAGAGTACTTGCAGCAAACGACACTGATGACCTTTCAGAAGGTAGCACAAATCTTTATTTCACGGATACAAGAGTTTACAGCAAGGTTAAGGCTTCCCTGATTGCAGGAGATAACACCTCTATCACTTTTGACGATGATTTGCAGACCATTACCATTGCATCACAAGGAAACGTGCAGAGCGTAAATGGTGAAACGGGAGCTGTAACACTTGACACCGATGACATCTCAGAAGGTGCGGTTAACTTCTACTACACAGAGGGGAAATTTAATACATCGTTAGCAACTAAGACCACCGATGACTTAACAGAGGGAAGCACAAACGAGTATTACACCGACGCAAAGGTTGAGACAGTTCTTACAGCGGAAAGCGTAACCAAGCAAGGGAACACATTTAACGGAGCATCTCAGTTGGTGCAGTTGGATGCAGATAGCAAACTTCCTGCTGTTGACGGAAGCAATTTAACTAATTTAGAAATACCACCTTCAACGGGCGGTGACTTATACTTATTTTACAATTACTAATGGCAAACACATCACCCATATTCGCACTCACTCCCGAAACGGCAATCGTAACGGTAACCGCTGCGACAACGGACAGAACAGGAGCAACGACGGCTAACTTATCGGAACTACTAACGGCTTCCACAGACGGCACTAAAATCACACAAATAGGGGCAAAGGTCGGAGGAGATAACACGGCTCACGCTGTTTTGATTTTCATTACGGACACAGCAGGAGCAAATCCTAAATTGTACGATGAGATTGCAATGGAGGCAGTAACAGCAGGAACGACAACAACATCTGAGCGACAAGTGACGGCATATAGTGACTTGCAACTCAAAAGCGGTCAGAAAGTTTTAGTAGGGATAACCGTTGCACAGACAGACGGAGTGAACATTTTTGCAATTAAAGGAGATTATTAATGCCTGATTTCGGGATATTCAGAGGTTTTAATGAGAAACTGTTTGGTGACAAGTTATACGCTGGACAGTTGCCTACTCAGTTAGGGTTGATAGGGAGTGAGGATTTTGGTTTTGTAGGATTACTTGACGATTATCCAAATTCGGCTGCGGCTTATTCTCTGCGATTGTTAACAATCGCATATAAAGGAAGTGCTATTCAAGTAAGGCGTTCAAGCGATAATACAACGCAAGATATTGGATTTGTAGATAATGAACTTGATACTACATCTTTGGCTTCTTTCTGTTCGGGAACTGATGGCTTTGTCACTACTTGGTACGACCAAAGTGGTAATGGCAATAATGCAACGCAAAGCACAGACGCAAATCAACCACAAATAGTTAGTGGTGGGAGTGTGATAACGGAGAATGGGAAGGCAACAGTTCAATTTGTTGCTGCAAATAGTTCACATTTCTTTTCAAATTCTTTATCTGGACAATCAAGATTGGATACTTTTTTAGTTCAAAATATTAGTAATACTGCATTTGTCAATTTTAATAATGGAAATTCTGGTGGTGGAACTTATGGATTTATTGGTATACAAGGCCAAACAAGCACTTCAATTTATTCAAATTATGGAACACCTAATTTGTACAAAAACTCAATTATTCAAACGCCAATCACAAGAGGTGATGTTTACACCATACTGAATGGGTATTCTTTGCAAAGCATTATTAATTCATCAACATCAACTTGGACTGCTTTTGCTTGGAATGTATATACTATTGGAGGTGGGTTAAACACTGATACTAAAATGCAAGAACTTGTATTTTATCCATCCGACCAATCCTCCAACCGCACGGGCATTGAAACCAACATCAACGACTTTTACTCAATATACTAATGCAAGGCTACACATTTAACACCGAACAAGAAGCAATCACCGCAAGGCAACAAGCGGCTGATTATAAAGGCTATCCTATACGACCTAATGATGTAACTATCTATTGGGTTGACTATTCTTACTCAGAACTTGACGGCTTTTATTACATCCGTCACGTTGAAGGATTGGAAGCAGTTTTGGGTGAACCTACTGAATTTGAAGTAAACTTTCCTGAAGAAATATGAAACGAGTAATTAAGAATTTACGAGATATTTTGCTCTATTCGGATTCATACCTGTTCGAGTTATTCGTTGGGGCATTGCACTTCTTTATTTTGCCGTTGGCAATCCTTGAAATAGGGTGGTTGTTAGATGTGCAAATATTAGGCGTGTTAATCGGAGGCTTTCAGTTGTATAGTGTGGGTATGAAAGATATGAAGTGCAGATACTACGCTTGTTTAGCCGCTTTCATTTTAGCCATGATTACGGTTGTACATTATGCCCTTGTTGGGATGATGGCGGGTTCACAGTTAGGTTGGGCGTTGGTAACCTTGATGGCATTTATAAACCTTTACAGAACCTTTAACGAGAAGTTGCATCGTGGAGTATCTAAGTCAATTTAGTATGGATAGTATAGCAAGTATATTAATCGCAATCGTCGGAGTTCTTGGAGGAGCAGGAGCGTGGCAGTATTACGCCAAAAAGTTAGAGTTGAAGCATCAAGACAATAAAGACCAAAATAAAGACCAAAACCTTTTTCGTGACCAGATACTCAGTGAGGTTGACAGATTAAAACAAGAGTTACAAACGGCACAAGCGACTGTCATCTCATTAACAGGTGAGGTTAGCACACTAAGGGAACGAGTAAAGAACTTAGAAAAAGAAAACGAAAGGCTGAAAAATGTTTGAGAGAATTTTTAAAAACACAAAGACCACCACGTTGGGCATTCTGCTAATAGTAGGGGCGTTGCTACTTGTTGGATTTAACAAGGCAACACTCACAGAGGCAGGGGCGTTCATCGTCGCTGGTGTTGGGTCAATATTTGCAAAAGATAAAAAAGATGGAAAATAACTTCATACGGATCAACTTTGCGGAAAGCAAAATACCCATTTTCAAGGAGAACAAAGCAAAAGGCTTCTTGACATACGGGCAGGATAACGCTTACCCTCAGATGTTGATTGACTTGTTTAACAGCTCACCAAAACACGGTGCGATTGTTACTCAGAAAGCAGACTTCATAGCCGGTGATAAAACCGAGATAATCGCATACAACACAGAGGACATTGCTAAAGCAAACGATGCTCTTGATTCAATTAACGCTTACGAAGATTTTGACAGCCTTAAAAACAAAATAGCTCAAGACCTTGAGTTGTTTGACGGCTTCGCTCTTGAAATCATTTGGAACAAAGCCAAGACTAAAATAGCTGAGATTTATCATCTGCCGTTTCAGAATGTACGTCACTCGTTAGATGGTCATTATTTGTATGCTGAAGATTGGAGCGATAGAAAAGTCAAACCTGACCATTACTACGCTTGGAATCCCAACACGAGAGAATCTAAGCAAGTGTTTTATTTTAAGATGTACAAAGCAGGATGTGGCGAGTATCCAACTGCTCCGTATCAGTCAGCTCTTAAGTACATCGAGATAGACACAGAGATTGCAAACTTTCATTTGAACTCTATTAAATCGGGCTTTTCTGCTCAAACCCTACTGCAGCTCTTCAAGGGGGTGCCAACTCCTGAAGAGAGTAGGCAAACAATTCGTAGATTTAAAGATAATTTCACAGGCACAGATAACGCTGGAAGCATCATCATTCAGTTCAACGATCCGAACGAAACTCCTTCAGTAGTTAACAACCTTGCACCTTCAGACTTCGACAAGCAATTTGACATTCTCAACAACACAGTACAAGAGGAGATTTTGATGGCTCACCGAGTTACTTCTCCGATGCTTTTCGGTATCAAGACCGAGGGACAGTTAGGAGGGCGTAACGAGTTGATTGAAGCGTTTGAGGCGTTCCAAACTTCCTACATTGAGCCACGTCAGAATCAGATGGACAGGGCTTTGAGTTCTATCTTCAAATACATCACACCTGTCAAGCTAAAAACTAAGAACAAGCCACCGATAGGACTTGATTACGTTCAACTATTTGAGAAAGGCATCATCGACAGAGATGAGGCAAGAATCGAGTTAGGTATGTCAGCAACAACAGCAATGTCTGAACAAGTGAAATGTGAAAGTTGTGAGAATCCTTTCGGTTGGGATGATGACAAAGATTTAAAAGTCTTTGCTGAGTTCGGTGAAGATGCAGACAACTTCGAGGCTGTTCCCTTAGAGTTCGGAGATGCTCTACAAGCTATGATTTTGCAGTGGTTGTATAGTAACGAGGGAATCACCTTAGAAACGCTCTCTAACAACATTCAGAAGCCTGTGGAGGAGATAATGCGAGAGGTTGACGACATGGCACAGAGAGGATTGATTGAATCTGTTGACGATGGTTTCAGAATTACACCTGAAGGAACGACCACTCTTGAAAATTCTAATGTAGGAACAGAGATTGTGACTCGTTACACTTATGAAAAAGCACCGGGTATTAGCGGAGGCGATTTATTGCCTACATCTCGTGACTTTTGTCAGAGGATGATAAGACTCAACCGAGTTTACACTCGTGAAGAAATAGACCAAATTTCTGTTATACTTGCACGAGAGTACAATGACCCAGGTTATTCAGCATGGAAAAGACGGGGCGGATGGATGACCATTAAAGGCACAACGACTCACGTTCCTTATTGCAGACACATTTGGCAACCACAACTATTAAGAAGAAGAATCAATGGCTAACTTTGTATATTTTGTATCCGTTACCTACTTAAAGGATAACACACCAATCAACGAGAACTTAGACGATAAGCTTCTCAAGGCAGC